ATAAATATTTTAAAGTAAATTGTTTATATTATAATAAAAAAAATTTTAATATTTTTAAATATTTTTTAAATATTAAAATTTTTAAAGTATTTTCATATTTTTTGTAAAATTAGTAAAATTAGTAAAATTAGTAAATCTAGTTGGAGTAAGCAAGACCACCCATACCAGAAGCAACACGGAGAACGTTGTAGCTGTGGGCATATATGATTATACTGGTAGCAGTGGAACCAGTTGTTACATCAAGGTTGACGTTATCGATACGGGAGAAATTGCATGTTCCAGAAGGTTGATGTTCTTCGGGTTTGATGGCAAAGGAGTAAGAATAGATACCGAGATCGGGGTATCCGGTGTGATGTTGCCATGGTTGAACGTAGTTAAAGTAGTCACCATTTCTTGCGGCGAAACGGTCTTGGCCGTTAAGTTTGAGTTTCATGGCGCTAAGAGTGTGGGTTGTTCTGTCGGCATTGAATTGGGTGAATAAATCAGATTCGGGAGTACCACTATCTTGACCATTAGTTACCCATACAAGTTCTTTAGTGGGATGGTTGAAGACAAGTCTAACACTGTTAGTTGAGCTAGCGTCAACGGAGCTAGTTTGAGTTTGGACAGTTTCGATAAGGTATTCATGGGGGTTTTGGGCAAAGTTTTTACGTTCTTCGGTATCAAGGAAAATGTAGTCACACCATAAAGATACATTGGAAAGAGCAGTAGAAGTTGAACCAGCTTGGATGCAGTTAGCAGATGATTGGAATTCAATAGTAATTTTGACTTCGTGGTATTGAAGAGCAATTAAGGGAAGAGCAAGACCGGGATTTCTGCAGAAAGCATATTGAAGGGGAACATGAAGAGTAAGAGCGGACTGACCGTTATCAGAAGAGTGGTTAAGACCATCAGCAGATTTAGTTCCGACAAGTTTGTTTAAGAGTGATTTTTGTGCAGTGGTAGAAGTTAATTCTGTCCATAAATGCATCCATTCACCAGTTTGTTTATCAACAGATTGACCACCAACAAGGAGTTCAGTTTCTTTGATTAAAGCGAAACCAACACGATTGACCCAATCGTATTGATCAGCATCGGGACCACCAGCAGTTAAAGCGGGCATAGTTACTTCAAGATAACAGGGACCGACTAAATCACCATTTCTGGATACAGTACAAGTAACTTTGTTACCGAAATCAGATGTACCATTAAGGGTTTGTTCCATAGCTTCCATAGCAAAGTTAGTATGTCTGCGGTAGACTACTTTGAAGAAAGTAATTTGGGGATTACCGGTAAGGTAAACATCTTGAGCGCCATAAGCGACGAGTTGCATAAGAGCACCAGCCATATTAGTATATAACTAGATTAGAAAAAAATTCTTAATATTTTTTAAATTAATCTTTTTTAAATGTTTTTTACTTATATTTTTGAAATTTTTTTTCTATTTAAACAGTATTTATTTTAACTTAAAGTTATTTTTAATTATTTTAATATATGTCCAACTTTAGGATAAAAAAATCACCTGGTAGTAAATCCAATGGTACAATGAAAGATTCTAACACTCTTGAAAAAAAACATCTTCAAAAAATAAAATCTTTTGAAAATAAAAAATGTTCTCTTGACAAGGTTGTAAAAACTCTAAAAAAAGTAGAAAAAGAATTAGCATTATTAAAAGACAAGCGCAATAGTAATATGTTAGTAGATTTAGAAAAAAGAGCAGAATTATTGAATTTACAAAAAAAATATAGTGAAGAAATAGAACAAATAATTAATAATCATGAAGAAATTAATTATTACGACCTGACTGGAGATTTATTAACAGACTACTATGATTTGAGGAAGGATAATAATGATAATACGCTAGAATCAAAAAATATAATGGAGTACTTGACTCCAACTTTAAAAAATAATACATCAAATGATAGTATGGGCAGAGCAGAATTATTTGATAGATTTTGTCAAAGAGTAGATGGGGTACGAGTAAATAAACATGATGGTACTAATCGTATACGCTATTGTGAATATTGTGATATTGAAAAAACTTTGGATTTAGAAGAATCATCTTATATTTGCCCTGAATGTGGTGATATGGAATTTGTTATTATTGATGAAGATAAACAAATTAAAGATTATTCTCCTTATCAAAGACGAAATCACTTCAAAGAATGGTTGAATCAATTTCAAGCAAAAGAAACAACAGAAATATCTGAAAAAGTGTTTGAAGATATAATAACTGAATTAAATAAGAATAGAGTAACGAGTTTTGATAAATTAAATAGATATAAGATGCAAAAAATATTAAAAAAACTTGGTTATAATAAACTATATGAACATATACCATTTATTATAAATAAATTAACAGGTGTACCAGCACCTCGAATTGACCTAAATACTGAAACAAAATTTATTCAAATGTTTATGCAAATCCAAGAACCATGGGAATTGTATAAACCGAAAGGTAGAAAAAATTTCTTATCATATCCATATATTCTGTACAAGTTTAGTGAATTATTAGAACTTGATGACCTGTTAACTTATTTTCCAATGCTACAACCAACAAAATTAATGGAACAAGACCAAATATGGCAAAAGTTTTGTAAACATCTAAAATGGGAATTTTATCCTACAACATAAATATATTTAAAAGATAAACTTCATGTTATTTTATAATGACCGATCAACTATCTGAACTTTCTATGCTACCAAGTAATCAAAAATATATATGTATTTCATTTTTATCTAACAAGGAAAATGATAAACATACCGTAACTGGGGTGCGATTTGGTGGTGCATTTGATACATATGAACAAGCATGTGAACAAGCAAAAATTATTCAACAATTCGATCAAGCACATCATGTATTTGTAGGTGAGGGAGGTAAATGGCTACCCTTTGACCCTGATCCAAACTCAAAAGTTGTTAATGATTCTGAATATGCGAACGAACAACTTAATTCTCTTATGAAAGGACATAAAACAAGTATGGGCCAGTCTAAGATATTCCATGAAATTAGAAAAACCGAAAAAATGATGGAAAATATCAATGAAAACTTACAACGACGCCAGACTAATAAAGACGAATTAACCAAGAAATTAAGTAAAGTAAAAAATATCGACGAAGCTAAAACGTTAACTACTAGTTTAGAAAACATTGATGAACAAATTAAAAAGATGGAAGTTAGACTTAAAAGTTGTCAAGAGAATGACCAATCCCTACGTAAAGATTTAGAAAAAACTTCCCAATAAATCCTGATTGTAATCTATTCTCTAACTTTTTCAATTAATATTTTCATATCATTTTTCCTTTTAGTTATTAAATCAGAAGGATTAAAAACTTCAATTCTTTTATTCCAATTCTTGTCATAGTTTTTCTTATGATATTTTTTATATTTTCGAGAACCCATCGTAAAATCTGGTGTTTCTTTGGATTTATACCAAAATATTTTTTCAGTAATATTTGTTGAATGAATACGATTGTTAATGACAAGACATCCATAATTATCTGTTACTTCTGAAAAAACTTGTTGGAAAAAATCAAATGATGGAAACATACCAGCATAATGTTCATATAATCTTTTCCTATTAGATATGAAATCTTCTGCTAATAAGAAAATATAATCAAAATTACTTCTCATTTCAGGTGGAATACCTAAAGAAAATTGCATGGTTAAAACAAATGAAACATGGTGATGTCTTCCATTAAAAAATAATTCACGGATAGGTTCTTCTTTAATCCATGAACCTTTAGAACTCATACAATCATCCATAATTAAAATAAGCCTATCATCTTTGACTTTTTTACCTTCTGTTTTTTTACGGTCGTTATCTTCACATAATTTACCTTGTCTAGCAAATATTTTAGTTAAGATAGAATTTTGATAATTATCATAAATATAGATATCAGGAATAAATTTTCCATAAAATTTATTTAATTTTTCTGTTTTGCTAATAGCAACTACAGATGGTATATGACGTTTATGAAATAATATTTCTCTAGTTAAAAAACTTTTGCCAGAAGCTCTTTTTGCAATCATGGCAATAGTTACATTATCAGGCATACTTTTAATATCAAATCTTTTAATTTTTAGACGCGACCCACCGAGTTTAATATCTTTTGTACTCATTAATATTAGATAGAAAATTTATTTTAATCTGCGTTTTAATTTGTATTAAAGCAATAAAGTATCAGTGAATTTTTTAGAAATTCGGTAAACTAGTAAATACTTTTTGTTCGGTAACATTAGAGGTAACTTGAGTTGTACATAACGACATTATTATAAGAGACATACATATAACAAGAACAGGAAGTTTAATATTATTATATAATTGTCTAATTTTATTATTACCATCCTGATTGCTTTTATTATTTACCATTGATTTTTGGAACCAATAAATTAATGCTATGCCTACTATTAATACTAGTATAATTGGACTCATATAAATATATTAGAAATATTTTTCTAATATATTTATAATATGAATGAATTTATTAATAAAATATTAAAATATATTTTAATTGGTATAATAACCGGATTATCTCTTAGATATATTCCAGAAAATCCTATTCCACAACAAGATATATTAATGGTTAGTTTTATTATTTCAATAGGATATGCTATTTTAGATAGGATTCTACCCTCAATTTATTTTGAAAATAAAAGTAATGATAAATCAGATATTTAAATAGTTATTAAAAAATTTATCTCTTGATTTTTTATCATTTTTTTCTTGAGTATCAAGCGTTTCATTATTTCGTGTGCTATGATCAGATGTACTTTTAGGTTTAATATCACTATTTGAAAAAATATCTTGATAATTATTAACATTTTCTTCGGGATGATATGTCATAGTATCACTATCAGCTAAATTTTTAGTTAACTTATTTTTCATTTTACTATCAATTGATAAACTACGTGTTGAATTATTGTGAGTTTTATTAACAGATTCATTAATAATTCTTTTTAAAGTAGATGATGATTTTTTATTTGAACTAGAATTAATTGAACGACCTGACTGAATTGAACGCTCTGGTGTATTTTTAGTTTTGTCATTAGATTCTGATAATTTAATATCTTGTCTTTCTATCATTTGTAATATTTTATTATTTGTATTATCAGATTCGGTTTTAACATGAGATGTATGATATTGTTTTTGTTCGGTAGCTTTAATATCTTTCTGTAAAAGTAAAGGTATATTCATCATTTCGGCTTTACTCATATTATCAAAATCAAATTCTTTGTCTGTCTCTTCATTCGCACCTAAATAAGTTTTTAAGATTATTTGCATTGGTAAAGTTTTTCTAATTGCATTTTCTATACAATTACGAATAGTTTTTATAATTATTATGTTATTTCTTTTTATTTCCATTGAAGAACACTCGTGATAAAATAGATATGGGTCAATCCAAAACTCTCTAGCACATTCAATATAAACATTATGGATGAACTTTCCAAAAGTTAGTTCTTCATATACATTTGTCGGTATATCATTTACAGATAATACTACTATATTTGCTTTGATAACAGCCTTTGTTAAATCAACCAACCATGTAGTTTTAGTTTTTTCAATTATACGTTTACATTCTTTTTCTATCATAGTAACATCCCAATTTGGAATTTTTTTTAAACAACTTTGGAATGTTTTTAAGACAGTGTTATGGTCTACATTTTTTTTTGCTTGGCAATATATAGAAGCTAATCCACTAAAAATTACAGGAGATAATATATTTAATAAATGTGTAGTATACTCTTTTTTAAGTTCAATAAGTAAATTAATATTCATTATATAAAATAAGATAGAAATTATTTTATTTCATATAATCTAAACAAAAACTTTGCATATTTATACTAATTTTTTAATTGATAATTTGGTGTTGAGCATTGAATTCAGCATTATATCCAGGTAACATATCTGTTACATCTGTTGATACTTGTTCGTTTACATCTTCGGGTATTGTTGGAATTATAACATCTTGATAATCTGTTGGTTCAACAACATTATAATCAATATTATCTTTTAATTTATTATATTCTTCTTTGGTAAACATTTGTTTGTATTGTTCATTAACTTGTGCAGCGGCTACGCTTTTATTTTCTTGACAATTACCATGTAAGAAAGGTGGTTTATCATAACATTTTTCTTTTTCACAACATTTTTTAAGTTTTTTTTTTCGTTCTTCATCAAGATTAACAAGATGTTCTAATTTGTTAGAATGTAACAAAAATAAAAATAAAATACATATACATATTATAATGTAATTAAATACCATTATATATATATGTATTATATTTTATTTTATAGTATAATATATATGGGTATTTTAAGCAAAATAGATTCATCATACAAAAGAAAACATAAAAAAGTAAATAAAATATTAAATATTCGCAATAATTATGTTATCAAATTTGATAAGAACGACAGTGATTTATTGCATCTTTATAATAATGATAATAAAAAATATATGACAGCTAAATTTGCTTTTTATGGAATTATTACTATGAATAGTAAATTTACATGGGCTAATATGATTCAAGGAGTTAATAATACTAATATTATTAATAAAATTAATGAAATCAGAGACAATACTGTTTTATTTAAAGATGCTACAAACTATCGCATGAAATTTTATCATAAATTATTAACACAAGATAAAATAACTATTAATGGAGATAAGGAACTTGAATGGATAAATAAATTATTAACCTATTTAAATGATGATTTTTATTTTCTAAATGCACCTAACTCACATAACAATATTCAAATATTTGGTTTACACAAAATAAAAGAAAAATATTTTTAAATTAAAGCTGTTATTCCTTTTTTCTCTTTGGTAGAAAAGGTGATAAACTCTACTGTTTTATCGATTTTCAAACATAATTCTACATCTTTTACATCCAAGTCTTTCTTATAATGTTTTAAAATGTTAATGATTTCATCCGATCTATTATTATTAACTAAATGATTGGTAAGTTTACATAATAAAAGTATTTCATCAACTGATTTTTTAGGAATTATCTTTAGTAAATTACTTATATTTTTTTTATTTATATTTTTTAAAGAGGTTTTATTTAAATCAGTGCTAAATTTAATATCTGAATAATTTAATTCTTTAGCAGATTTATTAATCCAATACGATGTATTAATACAAGTATAATATCCATGAATATTTTGCAAGTACCAATTTTGATCAGTATATATACTTGTTTCGATATTATCTCCTTTTGATATTGAATCGGATATATTTAATAGCTGATTTAATTGCATGTCCCAATTTAATTTATTCTTTTTTGATAAAACTTTCTTGTAATAATTTTCATGTATCATTAAAGGGAGTAATACTTTTTCAGTTTCATATAATTGATATATTTCATCATAACTATCATAATTATTAATTAAATGTAATGAGGCATCATATAAACCGATTTCAGTATTTTTTTTTATCGATGATTCAATAAATTTTTCTATATCTTCAATATTAATAGATTTATAATTATATGAATATTCTTGTAAAATATTTAATAATCGTCTGATATCATGTTGACAGAAATCAATCAGTTTCGTAACGGCACTATTATCTGCAATACATATATTTTCCTTTTTACATAGTTTTTTTATTAAATAATGTATTTCATATGAAGAAGGTGAATAAAATTTAAATTCTTTACAATTTTTCTTCAAATCATTGATTAATTTACTATGATTATTATTTGAAATAAAGATTAATGGGAACATTTTATGTTTCGTATTGTTTTTATAAATATCAAATACAAATTTTCTTTCGCTTGTTAGAGAAATAGACTCTGTTTCATCGAAAATAAGTGCTAACTTCTTTGCTTCTTTTGATTTCATATTTACTTTGGTATTAATTGAATTATCATAATTATAATAATCTATAAAATTTTCATTAGTTCGATAACCTTTTATATCGTCAGGATATATTGTTTTAGTATTATAATTATATTTTTCTAATAACAATTTAATAATTAATGTTTTACCTATTCCATGTATTCCTGTAATAATAACAGTATTATGATTGGATTTATCAAAATTAGATAACCAATCGTCGATATATTTAATCACTGTCTTATTACCAATTACTTCACTAATATCTTTTGGTTTCCATTTATTTATCCATAAATCTTTCATATATAGTATATCTTATTAAACCTTTAAAAATATAATAATTATCAAAATCAATTTTTATTAACTCAACAAAAAGAATTTTAAAAAAAATATATAGAAAATTAATATTTAATAAAAAATAATTAAGTTTTATTAAATATTTAAAAATTATTTTTTCTATGACAATATATATAATATGTCTAGAAGATCTAAATCAACTAGAGAGGGTAGCACTGTAGATAAAGAAGTTGCCAATCTATTCAGAATGGGAGACCGCGTTGACCAAGCCGCTCTCCTCAGATTAAGAAATAAATATGGTGATAACGAACTTGTAGCTCGTATCCAAGACGTTTTTGTTCATCAACACAGCGCTGTTGTCAAACACGCCAAAAAATTCGCCCAAGCTGTACGCAACCGTTATGCTGCAACAAATGTTCCCTATCATATGCTTTTACAAAAAGCACGTCTTCATGCCAGAAAATACAAACTATCTGAAGCTGCTTTTGCTGAATTCGTCAGAATTTACGAACAAGAATTAGCTGGAACTTCCCGCAGAAACGAAGTTGTTGTCCCTCTTACAAACATGATGAAAGTTCTCGGTAACTTGGCTGATACTGAAAGTTCCGGTTTTGATACAACTCAAGGTGATTACAGAAACCTTCAAGAAATCCTTAAACTTAATGCCGCATCCAAACCTCTTCATGCCCAAGTTCTCCTCCAATCCATGACCTATCAACCAGCAACTGCACAAGGTGTACCCGGACCTTTAAGTGTAGCTGCTCTAGCAGGTCAATATGATAGAACCCATCATGTTGGTACTAGCCACGTACATCCCGTATTAGTTGCTCTTTTCTTAAACAGAATTCGTGAACTTGATACTCACTTTTTACAAAGTAACATTAGTAACATCGTTGCTACCCGTTACAACAAACAAGCTCTTAATACCAGACCCGACTACGAACTATTCTACGATATGGTAACTGACCCCAATGATATCATCTGTGATAACAGTTCTCCTCTTGCCGATTTACTTCATCGTGCTAACTTACAAAACCAACTTTGGAACAATGTATTACACCTACGTAATGGTCAATTCTACAATGCTTCATTTGGTGAATTTATGGCAGCAGTTGATGTATGCCGTCTTAACAAATACGATAACCCTGATCTTGTATACGGACGTCATGACGGAACTGTAGTCAAAAGACTTTTATCTGCTTTCTCATACAGACCTACAGTTGTTGCCACCTACCCCACTAGTTTAGTTCCTAACATGGGTATTGGACACAATCCTTATGCTCAATCTATTAACCCAACTGTAACTCGTGTTCCAATGGTAACTATTAGATTAGTAAATAATGTTTATCAAGCAAACCCCGCATTGGCCCCCACACAACCACTAACTAGTGTTGCAAGACATGTAGAACAAGCTATGCCAATGCAATTTATTGAAGGTAATGCGATTGTAAGCCGTGCATCTAAAGTATTATATTCACGTGGTGTTCTTATTGTATACATTGACAGACGTTCAACACATATCAGTCTAGACTTTTTCAAACCCATGACAATGAAAAACTTCCCTGTTGGCGTAAGTGGATTCTCTCGTATCAACAATGACCCAATGGATATCGACGATGTTCTTACAATTCAAGGATCACAATTTTCACTTAGAAGTGTTGTAGTTGCAGATACAAAATCTGTAGCTCTTACACAAGGAGCACCAACAACTCCCCTAGTTATTGGTTCTAAGACTATAATATATAATAATGATGGCCAGAGAACTGCTCTAAATTATGACCCACTTCTACCTGTTCAAGACACGACTGTAAACACCCCCATACTAGCTCCTAACCAAGGTGGGTATGTTCTACCGAATAAAAATACCCACGGTTTAATTGCTGTTTACACAGCTGCATCTGATACTGCTACTGATGTTGCTATCCAAGCCCCTCGACCTGCTGGCCAAGTCGGTCAAGTCGGTCAAGTCGCTCACCTGATGGATTAATTGATTATTATGTAAATATAAATGAGTCAATTGAGTAACAATTTAATAAATATTTACTTTAACTTAAAATAAATATTTATATGTGACAATTACATTATTTTCTACTTTTAGTATTAGATGGTAATTCTAATGGATTTGATACTTTAACCGTATTATAATCATTAATATATTTAATATAACTAACTAGTGCTTGTAGCACACCTGGAACTAACAAGTCTATTGTTTTATTATTTAACATATCAATTTGATCATCTACAGTACCTGTATTCTTAATATTTTTAAAGTAAACATATCTCATAATAACAAGCATAATATGTTTCTGTTGTGGCATAATAGCCATTTTTTGCCCATATCTTTCAAAAGTTTGATTCTTGATTTGGTCAATTAGTTCAGTATTTAATTTTGCTATATTATCATCTTTAAAAAACAATAAAGATATATCATTGGGTTGGATATGTGTTATATTTCCAACAAATTCTTTTTCTTTACCGCTTGCTGTTTTATAATAAGTATTATAATCTTTCATATATATTATATGATAGATTATAATTTAATATATTTATTTTTAAAATGATTCTATTGGAATTGATATGTTTCTATTAATGAATCTGCATTTAGTTTGTAATTTCTTTCTGCATCTTGAGAAACTGGTTCATTTTCAGGATATTGAATTAAACTATGGTTAAATACTTCATTTACCGTTCCGTCTTTAGTAATAATATTTCTCTTTTTATTAGCTGCATCATCTTTATATATAGCCCATTCATATTGTTCATATCGAGATTGATATACAACCAATTGTCCCTTTTTAAATTTAGGCATAATGTTTATATTAATATTATCCCTTTCTGATTTAGTTAGTAGAGTTCCAATTCTATTATGTAAGAATTCAGGGAACCAAGTAGATAAATATGTTTCTATAGAATCTATAGCTATAGTTTGTATCTTTGTTATTAATGTTAATATTTCTCCTGGTATATTTATATCAGTATTAGATTGTAATTCATTCATAATATACTGAAGATTCCCATTAAATGTATTAAAGCCTGTAATATCGCCGTTATAAGTAAATAAGCCTGGGGACTTTATTTTAAATTCTTGGCTATTACTCTGAATAGCATTTAAATCGATTGTATATCCAGAACGATCGATATCAACATACCGAGAGTCTATTAAAACTAGATAACCATAATTAGGAACATAGAATTCAAAATCATCAACTTTATATAACCAATGACCTATATTGTGTGGGTCGGAGAATAAATCTTTAATGAAAATATTATTTCCAAGAGTAAATTTTCTAAAGGTTATATCATGCTTTTGTAAAACTGCACATGCATACACAATTTGGAATAATACCGAACGCCATACTTCAGGTGTGTGATGACCAGTTGATATCATTTTCTTTTGGGCAGCATTATTTTCGTAAATTGGTGTGGCCCATTGTACAATATTATTAGTTGGTGCTTCTGTAACAGCAATTAATGAATTACCGCTATATTTTGATAAATCTACATCCGCAGGACCTGTCCATCCAAATAAACTTTCTAATGCAGTACGATTAACAATCGTATTAATCTTCTTTTGGTTAGTTAAATATAAATCTATTAAACCCATTGTCCCATGATTCTTAATAATATTATTTAATTCTTCATATTTAATCTTAGAAACAGTATCTTTGACATAGAATAATAAAGTAATAAAGTTAGGTGATATTTTTTGTTTTAATATCTTTTCTTTGATATATTCATAATAGTGTATTTCTCTCCATACATCATAATCATACCAACTAATTTGTCTAGATGGAGTTGCATTCGTATTAGATGTTATAGATTGATAGTTTTCAGCACCAACACTTAATGAATATATTCTAACATTCAAACCAAGTGAGTTTTTAGCGACATCTATACTAGAACCATTGAATCTAACAGGATAAGCAGCATTGAATATTAAAAAGTTAATAGGTATATCTGCATATGGATTTCCACCATTAACAGAATATGGATTAAATTCTAATATACGTAAATATGACATTAAAGAATTATCACCACCTTGAAGAGTCATTTCTTGTCCATCTTGTTTTTTAAGGATGGAATTTCTAATATAACTAATTAATTGTTGTCTTTCATATACACTATTCATAGTATATTGGAATGGATCACCAGGTAATACATCTTCATATATACTATTTAATACACTATGACCTTGTGTTGGATTACCTAAATTAATATTATATACTTGTTGTAATGGGATTTCATTTAGTTTTTTAAGTGGGAAAGAATGAGGCCATGGATAATCATTATGGTCATATACAAATGGAGGTGGTTGCATACTAGGATTATCTAAAGAAATGAATGCTGGGTTATTATATTTTGGATGAGTATGATTAGAACCAGGTTGAACTGGTGGTTGGTATACTTTTTGTTCAGCAATTAGAGGGGACTCGGTAATATTTTGTTGATATGTAGGATGTCTACGAGTATTTTCTTGAGGTTTTTGATATGAGTCTTGGTGAGGTTGGTGATATGGTTTTTGATATGAGTCTTGGCGAGGTTGGTTATATGGTTCTTGGCGAGGTTGGTTATATGGTTCTTGGCGAGGTTGGTTATATGGTTTGTGATATGATTCTTGGCGAGGTTGGTTATATGGTTTGTGATATGGTTCTTGGTGAGGTTTTTGATATGGATTTTCATATGATTTTTGATAAGGTTTTTTGTATGGTTCAATTTCTCTTTTTTCTTCAGTAGTATGTGACATGGTTTCACTTGTTGGTGTCATTGTTTCTGTTGTATTTACACTTTCAGTCTTTTCTTCACTTTCCGTTGTATCAACATATTTAGACATAACTTTGGGTTTGAATTTTGGGTTGTAATCAGGTTTATGTTTTGGTTTATAAGTAGATGGTTCTTGAGGAGAATCACCTGGAACATATTTTTTACCTTGTGGCACATTATGAGGTTGAGAAATTGGTTTATATTCATGATGCCAACTTGGTTTAGGTTTTGGTTTGAAACTTGGTTTGTAATGTGGATTTTTGATAATTTTTTGTTCAGCAATAACTTCTACTTCTTTTTCTGGTTTAGGTGGAGGTTTATCTGCTTGATTTCTTTTATAAACATTTCTATTATCATTAGAAATAAATGGATTATTTTTAACTTTGGTATATGGTTTTTTATAAAAATCACCACCACCTTTCATTTCTAACATATTTCTATTTATTCGTTCGGTGTCTGTTTTTTCTTGACGAAGTTTTCTTGTTCCATTCATAGAACCTTTCTTTTTAGAATATTGTTTACCTAAAACAGCTTCATTATCAGAATCTAATACAGCTTTAATACCCGAATAATAATTATTTTCTGACATGGTTTCACTATCAATGTGTTCTGGTTTATTTTCATAATCAGCAAAATATTTATCATCTAGTAATTCTTTTGGTTTAAATAATTGTATATTACGTTCCATGTAATAGTTATTAGTTTTATTTCTATATTTTTGAGGAATAACCCTATCAAGAAAAGTTTTGGTAGATTTATCACAATAATCATTATATAGTTCATGATGAATCATTCTATTTAAGAAGTAATGTAAATCAAAATATTGATTAACTTTATGTGAAAAAGGAACTTTGATATTAGAAGAATAGTGTCCAGATATTGATGCATGATTAAAATTACTCAGTTTTATTTCAAAAGAATTTCTAGGCACATAATATTTTTTTTCATTAAAAGTATAGGTGTCTACACCTCCTACGTCTTTTTTTAGATAAACATATATATTATTAAAATTTAGTTTATTATGTCGAAAACCTTTATATTCATTTTGTAAAACAGCTAATGTATGAATTACTTGAAATAATAAAGGTTTTATACTACATTCATTATTATGTAGATATTGATCCAAAGTCATACTTTTAAAAAAATGTTCTTTGACACGTATTGAAAATATATTAGAAATAGTATTATTTTCTATTCCGGTAGTATAATCAACATATGATTTATATGGTTTAAGTACATCTGATATTTGTTGGAATTCAGCATCTATATTAATAATAGGTAACAGGATATGTTTTGTTTTTTTATTTAATACCAACTGACTCAGTAGATAGGAGAATAGAGAATCTGTATTATTTGGTTCACCTAACGAATTTATATTTTTATCATCTTGATATGGGGTTATATATAAGGAAAGTGACAAGGTATCAGAATATCTTTTTATAACCGTGGTTCTAGTGTTTTTATTATATTCTAATAATTTAAAATTTCCTAAAAATAATTCAGTTAACATCTCATGATATGACTGGCTATTATTGTATTTAAATTTAATATCATCTAATTGGATCTTATCTAAATTAATTTTATCTATTTTAAATTTACCTGTAAATGTTTTAGAATAATTATATTCATATAATAAAGCAATTTTATTGTCTAAATTATTTTCCATATATATAAAACATGATATTATTTTTAATTCTATATAATTTTTTATTAACACATTAATATTAAATTTCTAATACTTTCATCTCGGTTAATTGAGCATTATGATTCTTTTTTTCAGAATGTTTATATAGTAAATATATTATCCTTATAATATATGCTTCCAAATGAATTATATATCTAGTACCTTGTGATATTCGTAGTTCAAAGATTGAAGTTATTTCAACAATATTAGATTTTATTTCTAGATCAAAATCTTTTTCTAATAATTTGATCATTATTTTTCTAATAATAATAGTAAATTCAATATTTGTAATGAACAGAATATAAAATAGTTCACGAACTTTTTTAATTAAAGAATACATTTTTAGTGTGTTGTAATTGGATTTATCTACAACCAAGTTAACGATATTATCAATAATATATGTCCATTTTTTATCATTGCTAATATTAAATTTTTTGAATTCTAGTAACCAAATAGCGTGATTAATATTATTATTAGAATCCTCCATAATTGTCTTCATTTCTGGCAGCGATAGATCTATATTTTCTTTCATGCTTACATATAATATTATTTTTAATATTTGAATATTAGTAGGTAAAGGGACTCTAACTAGTAAACATCTACTTTTTAATGGTTCGATTATTTTTGATAATTGGTTAGAAATAAAAATAAATTTACATGTATTGGCATATTTTTCCATAGTTCTTCTTAGTGATGCCTGAGCATAATAAGATAAATCATCGATTTTATCGATAACAACTATTTTAAATAATTTTTTATATCGTAATATAGCTAATATTTCTGTTTTAGCATAATTTTGAATTATTTCTTGAATCAAATATTTATCAAAACCATTATTATTAGGTTCAATCATAATATGATATTTACTTTGTTTAATCATCACTTTTGTTTTAGTATTACTATACCCACTAATAGTATATTCAACTTCTTGTAATTCAACCGCTTTTTTCCCATAAATTTTTTCTAATAACTTTCTAACAATATATTCTTTACCACATCCATGTGGTCCATAAACTAAAATATGTTGAAAATTTGCATATTGCCATGAACCATTTTCCATATTATCAATTATATTATAAAACTCTTTTTTTGGTTTTTTTACAATTGTATCTATGTTTTCATAAATCTCATTATGGGTGTCAAATGATTTTAATAATTTATCTAAAATATTCTGATGACATGCAATTGTATTAGAATCCTGATAATATTTGTCAACTAGGAACATATTTTATAATATTAGACTATATTGTATTTAAGTCTATATAATCAATTTTTATTTTGAGATAGAAAAAGTAATACTTTATGCAATCTCGATTGCTTTATTATAAATAAAATCAATGTCCGGATACAATTATTTATTTTTGGTTAAAAGACTAAAAAAAGTTATAATATAATATGTACTTTAGTTGTGTAGATGAAGATGTTGAAGATATGTCTAAATCTTTAGGGATATGTTTAAGAACTTTATATGAATCACCTTTTATAATATATCTAATTATTATTGGAGGCAGTATAGGGACTTGTATTTTATATACTTTTTTATAATAATATAAATGTCATAAAAGCGATGCATGCCTAGCAGTTAGGAAAATACTTGTATTTTTCTAATCTCACAAATTAATAAAAATTGATAAAACTACTATAAAATAATAAAAATATGGTATTACAAGTATATATGTATAATTTGACTAATCTTACTGCTGGTCCTATTGAACCCAGTCTAATTAATTATTGGATTAATGGGAAACTGAAAAATTGTTCAGAAATTAAATGTCAAAGTACAACCAGTCGTTCGAAACCAACAATTTATACCAATCAAACAATCAAATCTGTTAAAACATCTAATAGTAAAGTTATTAATAACAAAAAATCATAGCATCCGCGAAGTTAATATAAATGTCATAAAAGCAACGCTTTTATTATTAATAAAAACAAGGTTTTTATGAGAGTTAATAAAAATTGATTTATACATATATTATTAATGCAATCTTAATTGTATTAATAATATCAATGAAAACACCTAAACATATTAAGAAAATTAAAGATGAAACAACCGCCTTTTTACAATTACTGGAAACTTATTGTGCCAAATTAAAAAAAGAACACCAAAAAATTTGTTTGGAACAAACGAATCAACTAATATCTGCTATTGCAAAAGGAGAAAATTTAGATGAATATGAATTGAGACAAAAATATCTAAATATAAAAGAAAAAAAATCTGTTGAATCTAATAATATTGAATTAGATGATGAATTGTTATTAGATAAAGTTGTATTAAATGAACAAACATATTACTATGAGAATAAAGAAAATGGAAACATATTTAATGCATCTTCAAAACAAGTAGGTAATTTTTCTAAAGGTCAATTTATTATTAATTCAAAAGTTCAATTAAACGAAGCTTAGCTTTTCTAGACCATGTTGGATATCTTTCAGTAAAATATTTAACTTGTTTATCTAATTCTTCACCTTTATTATTATAATCTATAATATCCTTAATATCAGAATAACCTCCAACTAAAAGATCGCCAATTCTATTATTTTTAATTAAATAAATTTGAGGAAATGTTTTTATTTGTTCATTTTTAAATGTTTCTTTATTATTTTGAGTTACATTTATAAATTTAATATTAATTTTTTTATCTTTTAATAAATCATTTGCAGCAATTGAATATGGACAATTTTCTAGACTTACAAGTTTTAACGAATACATATTATAATGATAAAGAAAAAATTTCTATTTTCTTCTAATATGACAACAGGATTGATCCAATTAATAGCCAAAGGTGAAGAAGATAACATATTAACATTAAATCCAGAAATTACATATTTTAAATACGTGTATAAAAATACCCCATTATTTTATAGAACTGATTTATCATTAGAGGCTATTAAATTAAATTGGGATGACAACTATGTATATAATGTTGACAGGAATATACATTTATTAGGTGATATGACAGTTAAGATCACTATACCATATTTTCAATTAACTAAAACAGATATATCTAAAGTGACTAATATTATCTCAAATAGTATTCTAACTAAAATAATTTATGATAATTATCCAACATATATGTTTTTAATTAATAATAGCAATCTTGATAGCATTAATTATTATTTGATTCCACAATTCTTATTATTTAACAATTTATCAAAATATTCAACATTAAAGATACCTTTCAATAAAATCAAACAATATTTCCATACTCAATTACAAAGTAATATTGATGATACCGAAAGTATATATTTTCTAAGTTTTACCGATTTAGAATTTATTAATGAAGTTATTCCATTATTATTAAAATTCGGCAATATAGTTGACCAATACTATATTAATACATTAACTAATAATGCAACACAACAACAAAGTAAAAATTTACTTTTACCAAATTCATATGATAGTTATTTAACAGATATGGTTAAAGATAGATTGTTTTTCAATTATCAAACTAATAATAGTTTTGATGATTTAGATAAATATCATAAATTATCTAGTAATGAAATCCATTTTTATTATGATTATTACAAGAATAATATTTACACATACAATAACTTGAAATTGGATTCTATACGAGCTTATAATTACTATCTGAATAATATTTTTCTATCTGAAGAGAGTATATTTATTAAAGATGCTATAGTTAAAAATTCTTTATTATTACAATATTTTATTTTGAATCTTCATACGCCTATAAATAAACCATTTACCTTTTACAAGAAATTTGACACAGTAGTATTAGATGTTCCATATGAGTTAATTTTAACTAATGATAATATTATTGCTGTTGATAATGAAGGTAATATAATTGATAATCCACCAGATAATAAAATAAGTGCATATTATCCTAGATATACCATAGACATAAATAAAACAGCTGTAAATACATTAATGACTATCACAACAATTGACGGAAAATTAGTTACTTATTATGTATCACCAAATGATGTTCATACATTAACTATTAGTAATCCAGATACAAGTTATACATCTGACAATCTTGTTTTAATAATCGAAGATCCTAATCGAACATCTAATGATGTAAATACTGGAATAATTAACACAGATTATAATCTAAATAATGAATGGATAAATAATATTAAAATAAATCTCGATAATCTTGAAGGTAATGTTCAGATGGAATCATTATTATTTAATAGTTTCAAAGTATTATACTTTTTACAAGAAACTACCATCAAAAATATTATGGATGCCTTTCCTAATGAAAAAAATAATATTACTAATTTATGGATTGAATTAAGAACATATAACAATAAATTTACAACTAGTGCCACAGAAACTGTTTATACAGATATAAATACTTTTCATCAAGAAAAAGAACTAATTAAAGCTAGTTATAGTTCAATAAGTCAAATTAATAAATATCCCCAAGATATATTTAATATCTATTTACTAAGTCTAATTAATTTTATCAAAAATATACAAAAGAAATATTTTGCTGATGAACAGTTTATTACGTGGTTTCATAATAAGATAGTAAATTATTTTTATATGAGATTTATTAGAATATCCCAATTGAAATCAACTAATATAACAGCTTTTGTCGGATTATTATTTTATATAAATTTAGATATGAGAGAATATTTTTCCAAAGAAACTCTACGTAATTATTTATTAGAATTATTTGAAATGACATCATTTATTGGACATGTTAATTTTAATAATATTAAATTAGCAAATTTGAAATCTTTCGAGTTACAACATTATGATATAAGTAAATTTACATCAGATGAAAGTAATGCCGGTATAATTAAACTTGACCATACGGAATACTTTCATGAATTAAGACAAGAAGTAAAATATACCATTTTATTATCTGATTATACGGTAAAGGAAAAAAACATCATAATTAATAAAGAATTGTTTTATTATTATAATTATCATGGAACGTTAACAAAATTCACAATAGAAATAAACGACCAAGTATATGAAATTAGCAAATATACATTAGATAGTACTTCTCTTATTTTAACAACGGATAGTGATTATATCGCGGAAAGCATAATTGGTACTTTTACTTTGAAAGAATCTACAAAAATACAAGTTCCTTTAGTTGATTTAGTTGACACATCAACCGCAGTTATAGGAGAAGAAAATGATTTTACACGTGTGATTCTACTTGATAAAACTAAAAAAATTAATAAATTTATTACTTCTACAAGTATTCAAATAAGCAAAACAATCGATACAAATACATCAATGTATATTATATTAACAATTGGCGAAGGTAGCATATATTATCAAGTTCAATTAATCCAAGATGATAATGGTTATTATAATTTTACAGGAAATCCTCTATTAGAAAATTTACTCTTAAATTATTTATCATACGATGCTATTACATTAGACGTAATTAATCTACCATCAAAAACAATAACCATTACAGATAGTGATTGTGTTGGAAACATTAAAGATACTTTCCCTTATATAAAACTTGCATTATCATCAAATGTTTATGATAGTACTTTATTAATTACAAGTAATACATTTAATACCACAAGTAATAAACCTATTAGATTTGTATCTAATGTACCAGCCGTATTAAACACCGATAATAGTGTTAAAGTAGCTGAACATATCAAATTATTAGTTTTAGATGCTAATAACAATGATTATGTAGATTCATTAGGTAATGGTTCAATAGAAATTAAAATTTTCCAGAATAAATATTTACCAAATATGATCACCTTTACTACATTGAATCTAAATAGTATAAATCAAATTAGTATCATGGATTATTTTATTCAAAAACCAATTTTATTAAAATTAAATTCAACAGATACTATTCCTATATTCTTATTTGCCAATATACCAAATCCAACTACTAGTACTAAATATACTAGTCATGAAACATTTTTAAATAATATCAAAGTATCCAATATAACATCTATAAATAGTAATCAAATAATTCGTGATAATAATGCTAATTATGGTGATCGTCTTTATAGTTCTTATTTTGATAAAGTGAATATAAAAAATTATAGTCAAATGGCAACTATCAAAGATACGATATTAAATGAACTAGATGCTACTATGAGTTCAACGACTTTTAATGGTAAGATTATAAAAATAATCGAAGATTCATATCAAGCATATATTAATACTTCAATCACAATTTTAGATAACATTGAAAATACTGATATATATGGCGCATCAATAAGTAAATTATATGAAACAGCTGTTTATTTAAATGAATTTAATACTATATCTAATTATTCAAAATATAAATTACCATTTAATAAATACGATTTATTAGAATATGATGGATATAGTGTTATGTCTCCTGGATTATATGATAATTTCACAACTATTAATAAACATACCTACAAGTTTGATAAATATGTATTTTATGCATTAAATAAGAAATTTAATTATACTGGGAAAATATTTAGAACACCTTGGTTATCTTTGAATACTAATACAAGAACAAGTAAAACCGTAAATGACTTTTTATATAATTTCTCACTATTTGCTCAAAAACAGTTTGACTATATTGATAATAATTTAGTAGCTAATAATATATTTAATAACTGTAATTTCAAACAAGAAATTATTACACAAGATGATTTAGATAACAATTATATCAAATTGACTCATAAAGTAAATACAGCTCAAGTTACATTAAATAACAAAAGTAATTATACCCAATATATTAATAGCAATTCTGATGATATCTATACTCATGTTTATTACAAAAATAGAAAAGTAGATGTTTCATCAGTTGGAACAGATGATTCGCTCAATTTAAATACAAGTTTATTTCCCAAATACGAAAATAAAAATATGTATGTCGAGACAATTACTAATAATAATAATCATAAATTAGATACAACAGCATATAATTTATTAGGTGCGATAGAAGTAAAAGATAATAAAATAGCTCTTCAAAATGAAAGTTATACAGTTCCGGATAATTTGATAGTTAATGGACATCTGCTCAAAGTAAAGGAGATGATAAGTGGTAATATAACATCATGGAATGAAAGTAGATTTAATGGAATACAATATAACTGTCAGTCTATCGAAACTATGACATTTGAAGAAAAAGTAGATGAAATTACCAAATTAACAGATAAAATCTACTATATGTGTTTGGAGACAACTAATTTAGAGTACTATTTAAATGAAGATGTTAATTATCTGGTTCAAATCAATGATATTATAGGTTGTATGAAATATGTTTCAGGATTATTAATTCTATATACTAATAAACAAATTATTTTACGAAATAAATTAGAAATTTTCTATAATGAAACTAGTTACAGTGATGAAGATATATTAAATGTGCTAATATTAAACTCGAAAATAATATATTATAACAGTGTAGTTATTTCCAATTATGAGGTCGTAGATATATCTAGTTTTAATGCTTATTGTAAATTTTCATGGTATTATGGAAACTTTATCTTTTTAGATACATCTGATAATACCATTTTCCAAAATTATTCTGATTATATTAAATTTTTAGATGATTACGTATTATTTAATTTCATAGATACTACTACATTTACTACGAGAAGTTTGAATGTATATTCTGTTACAACAAAATTACAACCACCATTATTAATAGATAAACTTAGCATAACACGTTTCAATCCATTAAATGATTTAAATTGGTTAGAAAATAAAGAGTATTGGTTATCTATAAATGATAATGAATTTCAAATAAAAGATATTATGGGTCAAACAATATCTGATGGTAATTATCTATTATATTATTGTCCATCTATTCAACAACCAACTAAACGTGTCCATTTAGATTTATATTACAATAAACTCAATTTAGAAAATGTATCAAGTATGACTTTTAATCCATACAAAAACCAATATTTAATTTCCCAAGATTTCTCAGAATTAACGTTTTTGCATAAATATTTTGACACAACAACTCCTAAACTGTATAAATATTATGTATATGGAACAAATAACAGTAAACTTGGTTATTATTATCCATTATCCGTAACTTCATCAACAAATGCTACTGCTTTTACTTTTAGTGAATATTCACAAACTTTTTACATGCCAAACGATGACATAAATACTGTTCAAACAGAAGCACCTGATATTAGTTTCGGATTAACTCAATATACTTCTATTACTACTATATCAGATGATATAACTCGACTTGCAAAAAGTAGTGTATTAATTGATCAAGGTAATAATATTGGTATCATATCATCAATAATCACAAATAGTATCGACTTGACTACAACTCTAGTATTAGAACAGGAAATATATATTAATACTGATATTGTTATTAATAAAAATAATACTTTGATTACACGTCCGTTAACTATTACAAATGAATCAAATTTCTATACATATACTCTTAAAAATAATATTGAAACTGATGAAACTGACAATTTTTTTATTATTCCTACAACTAGTGCAGGTTCAAGTGAACTATTTTTAACAAAAGTTATTTTTGATTCGTCATATTCTAGTGATGTAATAAACTTGATTACAAATAATGATAATGTCATTATAACACAAAATAGTAATTTAAATTGGTCAGTTAATGTTAAAAATACTGATAAATTTGCATCTACAACAAGTTTAAATGCATTAAATGCACATAAAATAATCTTAGATTTATATAGTGGAACTATCTTCAAAGGAAAGGTAATATTATGGCTTGTTATATCTGATATTTATCCTGATATTAATTTAATCGCTACTACTGATAAAACAAGTGTTAGAATAACCGAACCATTATATTTAACAATTGATAGCAAAACACAAATAAGTATTGAAAATGATATAAATGATGACTTTTATTTTGTTGATTCAAAATATTTTAGTACTGATATTGCAGATTCAGATATTATCATTTCATCGAAATCATTAGAAGATAATATTGTAACAGATTTTCTATTATATGGAAATGAACCATTAACTTTTGATGAAATTATAGATAATAATGATAACTTTTATATAAAATCTAATACAAGTAAAATCATTAAAGCTCCTTTAAAAACATGGGATTATCTTGATTCTTTTCAAATGAATTTCAAAAAAATTCTAGAAAATACCGAACTTTTAAAAAATTACCAATACTATATTTTTTCTTTGGACAATTTCGTATTTTTTAATGAACGAAAAGATGTAGATGCATCAACATCTGCCGTCGAATTAATATATAATATTATTGAAAAATACAATGTAAATTATCCTTTTGATGTAACTATTGCAAAAGCGGATGTATTTGTATATAATTATGAACCAATTTTTATTAAAACAACATTAAATTGTATTGTAGATATTAACACAGTATATATATATTGTAATTTTGGTCAATTTGAACGTAATCAAGTTATTAAGATATGGGATAATGCAATGAGAATATTATATTATTCTAATTATCATGGCGCATATGTAGCCTATTTAATGTCTAGTGGTCATGTATTACCTAACATAATAGATGGATATTATTCACTTGGGAAATTAAATAATTATCTTGATAGAAACTACTTGCTAAAAAATTATAAAATAGATAATTTGTTCCATGTCAAAGATCGTGATTTAATTTATGGGGATTACTATATTGATAATAATGAATTAAAAATATATACCGACAATGCTATATCTAATTTAGTATATACTAATATTGTTGGTTCTTATTTTAATTTACTATATCATAAGGAAAATAATATAGCATCCTTTTATTATGATCCAAGTCAAATTGATTTAGAAGCCGGTATGATGTTATATTACAAATGTAATGATAATAGTGTTACTTATCAATTAATTATTAATTATATCGATAATAATCAAATATTTTTCATAAACGGAACAATCTATAGTGGTATTACTTCAGGGA